ATCAAATGGTTTAGTTTTCTTTCCTAATTTACTAGGTGTAAAGATCTTATGTCCTTTAATCTCAATTGAAAAATTTTCTAAAATTTCCAATGAGACCAAAATATCAAAAATCAAAATTAATTGTTTAATTAATTTACACGCTCGTAAATATCCTAAAGTGGTATAATGTTTATCAAAATCGAAATCAATCTTCGATGTGACAAACTTATAAATTTCAACAAGCCACTTCTTGCTCTTGCCAAAGAATTCTTTAAATTTCTCTGAATCTTCTTCATCCAAGTTTTCACCTGATTGAGAAGACATAAAATTATTAAAATAATCCTTTGCTTCCTTGAACGGAGAATAAACATATCCATATGTAGTATTAGGATTAGCCAAATCTGGAATTCCTAAATCCTCCATTAATTTCTTCATTTTTGGGCTCTTAACTGCCTCAATACAAATTCTTACAATAATACTAAATAAGAAGCTAAGTGCATACCAAAATAGAAAAATAAACAAGCATTTAAAGAGCTGTAAATAAAAAATAATAAACTCGTTCAAATAATTTCGTTTAGGTTGTTCTTCTTCCCCTGACTGGGAATCAAGACATTTCCTATTCGAAACTTGTTTCTTGGTGTTGTTGTTTTTAGCAGAATGTTTTTTACATTCTGCAATATAATTAAGCTTCTGTTGAGAAGAAATCGCTTTGCGCTCTTTGGCTCTGCGATCCTTCTTCTTCTTCGACTCAAATCTTGCGATACGCTCTGCTTTTCCCGATTGGGAAAGCAAAGTGATAGCGTTTATGTGCATAAAATAATACACAACTGAAATTACTAGCACTACTGCTAATAACCAGAACCCTTGTGTTGCATTTGTGATTGTTTCTCCTGAAAAGTTGTAATTAAACATAGTTAAAAGAAAAGGGTTAATATCAGTAACTTAAAAAGCTAAAAAATAACAATCACGTAAATAAGTAAAAAGTTGAAATTATCAATCTAAATGCCTCATCTCAAAGAATAGCCTTATATAAATCACGGGAAGCAACTCCCTACACGCTGGTACGTGCTGAAACTAAGGGTACTTTGAAGAGTATTGGGATCTATAACATGCGGTACGTTGCATTAATCAAAATCCAAAAGACCAATTATTCTTC